CTAGATCACTTCCGCGTACTCGAACAGAGTCGGTAGATCCGCTGTGAGGTTGAGTGCGTCAGCCAGCAGTTGCACGGTCAGGCTATTGCTCTCGATGGTTACCGCGCCCTGCCAGTCCACGAGCGTGCGATACCGCATGTGCTCATCAGGGATCGCCTCGATGGCAGTCAGGATCGCGTCCTCCCTGATGCCCTTGAGATCGAACAATGCAAGGAGCGCCTGGCGCTTTGTGACGCGCTTGCGCGCAGCCTCCCGGGCCTCCCGTTCCGCCTTGACTTTTGCGACGGCCACGGCCTGCAGTTCCTCAGCGCTCAGCGGCACGATAGACCACTGCTGACGCCAAACGCCGTCGATGTTCACCGGCTCCATCTCTTTGGGCTTGTGCGTTTCCGGTTCGTATGTTGGCGTGTCCGATGGCTCGACCGGCTCATAGTGCTCGGTCGGGATAAAAGGCTTGCCAAACATCGTGTTCGGATGGCGCTCACGAATATCAACTTCAGTCAGCGGATATTCTTTTGTGTCGATATGAATGTACATATTTGTTCCTAGATGACGCGGCCAAGGCGCGTGCCCGTTGCAAGCCAAGTGATATAGGCGTTGCCGTCAACGTAGTAGCCTGCGGGCTGACCCTCGCCGGGAGGCGTTGTTTCAGAGGCCGTCGCTGAGCCACCGACACCACCCCATCCGCCGGAAAATCCAGACTGCCCAATTGCTCCGCCACTACCGCCCCAACCTCCTGACGCCCCCGGGGCTGTGTCGCCCGGAAATACCGCCCCTTGATACTGGTAGTCCGAACCTCGCCCGCCAGGTTGTGCAGCCACCATGGTCACAGCACCGGATGCGGTAAATCCTGCACCCTCGCCCCCGCCGCCGCCAGAAGCGCCGCCTGACGAGCCGTGGTACTGTACCCATGCGCCACCTCCGTATCCGCCCTGACCACCCCCACCAAAAATTGTCCCGTTATTCGTAAGGCGCAAACGAGTGCGTGTATAGAGGCCTGTGCCGCCGTTGACTAGGCCGCCTATCCGGCCGTTGTTGATGATGTGCAGCGCATCGTCTGGGATGCCGGTCACCTGCAGCGATGCGACATCGACGCCGGCATTGATGACGCACTCAATCTGCATGCCTGCGACATAGGCTGCTGCGGTTGCCAGGGCCAGGAGGTTCGGGCTTCGCACACTCGCGGAGATAACAATCTGCACCGTGCGGCTGGAGCAAGCCATAAGCCAACGAACGCTCATGCTGTGTGCACTCCTGCGACGAATGCGTCGATGTACCCAGCGCGCGTCCAGACAAATGTCACAGTGACAATCTGTCCAGCGGTATATGTGGGCATGCTGACGCCGACCGGAAACCGTATATCTGCCCCGAATGAGACTGGCCAAGCCCCACCAGAGAACTGCATGCGCAGGGTCGCTTGGTCTCCGAAGTCCCGTAGGGCCTGCGCAAAATGGGTGTTGTATTCGACTATGACGTGATGGATCGACCCTACCTTCGGATCGACAAAGTACAGTTTTGCCGCTCCAGGACCCACCCCTGTATTGGCCGTCACAACCCTTTCCCGGAAATCGAGATCGCTGATTTCACGCGTCCAGGCTGACCAATTCGCGTCGTGCCTGTATCGCCGAAACTTGGAATATGTAGAAAGAAAGCCGGAGAGTGTGAATGTGGCTTCCTGTACCGACCGCGCCCCAGCGCGATCCCAGGTTTCGACAATCCAGCCATGAATACTCACGTTGGTCCTGTAGGGCCAGTCCGCTCCGCCTCCGTCGCCAGACTCAAAGAAGCAAACTACGCCAACGGGGGCTGCGGACATCGGCGTAGATTTGTCGAAATAAGCGACTGCTCGCGGAACAACTTCCTGCGCCTGCGGCGCTTCCTCGCCAGTTGCATTGGGACGGACCTTGAGAGAGCCGAGCATCTTGCCGCCAGCCAGCGGCAAGAACGCCCCCGTGTAGTCGCCAGGCCCTAGCTTCCACTCCGTCCCGCCCCAGATGTACCAGCGGTCCTTGAGCGCGGGGTCACTGCCGGTGTTGTAGTACATCGCCCCCACCGCTATGACCCCTCCCTGGTTGTTGGTCGTGGGTGGCAGCGCACGGCCGCCAAGAAGACGGGAGTCCACAATTGCCAGGCTGGAACTGACAGACTCTGCATAGCCCTTCGCGGCATCTCTCGCCCCTATTGCGACCGAGGCATACGACGAAGCCTGCTGCCGATAGGTATCCGCTTGGCCAGCCGCCTGAGTTGCCGTGCTCGCGCTTGTCGCAGCGCTCTCGGCCTTGCCGAAGATCACCAGCGCGTTCGTGTATGCGTTGTCGGCCAGGGCGTTGATGGCCTGCTGCATCGGAGACAGCGCGGCGACGAATGCATCGCCGCGCTCGTCGAAGTTGTCGGGATCGCTCAGGGTCGGCGGCGCCGGCAGCGGTACGGCAGGCGTCGGTTGGACGGGATTCGTTGGGGTGGTAGCCATGGTTTTCAAAGCTCCTCAATGTCAATGGTTGCTTCTGCGTTGTGCACGTTGTCGGGCGTGTACTCCAGGCGTCTGTAGACGCCAAACAGCAACACGCTCTCGTAGTAGGGACTGTTGGGCTGCGTTGCCAGGCCCACCCAAAGCGCCGGAATGGCATTGAGGTGGTCACGTACGCGTCGTACCCTGTCGACGTTGTTTGCCGGCACCTGAAACGCACCGGAATAGCCTGGAACCGTACGGCGCTGGATCAGCGATACGCCCGGCCGCAGCGAGCCGTCAAACTCGCGCTCGATGCGGCTGAAGTTCGAGCCCGTGATGTTCGGGCGCCAATGCAGGTCACCCAGATATTCGGCCCGGCCCACAACGACGTAGCCCACGCTGGCTGTGCCCGATGCGGGCGAGATTTCGATCTCGATCTCGCTGCCCGATAGCGGTGGCAGGGACACGAAAGCCACGGCGCCGCGCTGGAGGAATGGGGCGGTGAACCAGTCGTACCAGCCATGCACCTCGCGACGCAGAAGATTCTCGACGCGAGGCCCGTGCACGACGGCACCGGCCTGGCGCACGGTCACGGTTGCACGTCGGCCGACAACACCGTACAGACCCAGCGTGTCCACACGCTTGCCCACACGCAGTTTGATGCGCAGCGGCTGGCCGTCCTTCTGAGTGGTCGCGGTGCTCTCTGTGTATACGAAAGCCGCGAACTTGTTGCAGGCACGAACGTCCTGCCAGACCTCGGGGGCGCTCTCGGGTGGTGGCGCGCCAGAACTGTCGGTACCCGCCGTGACTCGCTTGTATACGCGCCGTGTTTCTGCGCGGTGGCACAGCTCATCCTTGGCCCAAGCCTGCTGTGCGGCCCAAAGGCGGCTCGGGTCCAGGGCAGCCACACTCGACGACAGGATCTGGGCATCGCCGATGGCATACGGTTCAATTACACGAAAGCTCATTGCATCCTCACAGCGAATTCAAATTGACCACGGGCAGCGCCCTCCAAGGCTTCCCGCGAACGCTGTCCATCGCCAGCAATGCGTACCAGAAGCTCGCGAAACAGGCGGTTCTCCTGCAGCAGTTGGGAGAACAGTGCGTCCAGGCGAGAGATGTCCACGCCTGAAGCCTGGCCACCCAGCATGGAGCGGGTTTGATCGGCGCTCCAATAGCGCGCCGGCCCGGTCATCTCCAACTCGGGGCCGCGCTCACCGACCAGCCGAATCCCGCCCCAGTGCTGTCCCCCGTCTGCATAGGCGGGGATGCGGTTGCTGTTGAACCAGTTGACCCAGTCCCTCTCGTACAAACCGGATAGATCGGCAAGGTCCTTGGGCGACAGGTTGTTGTCCTTGATCCACTTGTTCAGACCTTCGGCATCCCCTGTCCCATCGAACGCGTGGTATCCGTCGTGATACTTGTCCAGCTCCCGTATGCGCCCCTGGTCCGTGATGCCCTCGTACCAGGTGTTGCCGGATCCGTCCGGCCGGGGCTGCACATACTTCGGCGGATCCTTGGGAGCCGTGTCCGGAGTTCCGCCAGGCCCAAATACAGCTCCGCCCTGGTCTTTTCCCGAACCAGTCCCCGTACCTGGCTTCCCGCCGGGAAACAGCAGCGACTCGAGCTTGGTGATCGCCCCCACGACGCTCAGCGTGGCGTCTATGTTTTTCGTCGTTCCGTCGATCTGCCTGCGCCAGTAATCCAGAGCCTTGTCGTTTTGCGCGATCTGGCGCTCTATCCCCTCGGCCGTGCGTTGGACGTCGGTGAGCTGCTTGCCGCCCTGGTCTTCAATGCCCGCCAGCTTGTTGGCCAGCGCCAACTGGGCACGTTCGTAGTCCTGCACCGAAGCAAACGAAGACTCGGTGAGGCTGCCCCGCGCGACCGAGATGGCTTCCGCCAGGGCAGCGCTGTCCGCCGGCAGGCTTGTTCCCGAACGCAGGGCAGCAAGAGTGCCGTCGATCGTGGCCATGGCCTGGCGAGTCTGGACTGCGGCTGTGACCTGCACATTGCCGCGCTGCTCTCGCACGGCACTCCCAGCAGCCTCCACAACAGTGGTGAGCGAGTCCTGGATTTGGCGCACACCCTCCAGGCGCTGCTGCAGGCCCTCACGCTCGCGTTCTACAGCCGCCTGGAGATTGCCATAGGCGGCATCAACAGCAGTCCTGCGTGCGTCCTCTTCTTTTCTTTTCGCGTCCTCGGCCGCCTTCGCCTTCGCATCGGCCTCCTTGGCCGTGGCCGCTGCGGCCTCCTCGGAGGTTTTGGTAACGGCCTTGAACGTGTCGTTGAGCTTGAGCAGCTCGGCAGCGGTCTCGGCCGAAGACTTGCCGGTGCCGCCGATATTGCCGATCAGCTTGTCCATACCGGCAGTGAAGTCGGCCAGCGACGTGCTGGTGTTTGCCAGGTTCTCGAGATCAGCCGCGAGTTTCCCGATATCGCCCGAACCTTCTCCCAGGGTGGAGCTGGCCCAGTCCTTGAAGGCGCCAGTCTTGGCCATGTCCTTGAGGCCTTGCGTGCCCTGGACCTTGGAGATGGCGTCCTTCAATACCTTGGCATTCGCCTCCTCGGAGTTGGCTGCCTTGAGCTTTTCCTCCACCAGCTTGCGGAACCGGGCCTGGGCGTCGTCGGCATCCAGGTCGATGTCCACGCCCAGGTCCTTGAGCTTGCTGCCCACCTCGCGCTTGGCGATGGTCTTGCGCTCGTCCTCGCTGTAGTAGTTCTGGTAGAAGCTGCCGGCGTTGGAGTTCAGCGCCTCGATGCCGCCCGAGGCCTTGATCAGGGACTCGAAGGCCAGGTCGGTCAGGTCGGCAAAGCCCGTGATCTTCTTGCCCAGTTCCTCGAAGGAGCGGCCGATCAGGTCGATGGTCTGGAAGGCTGCCTGCAGAGCCTCGACATTGGGTGCTTCGCCCAGCGAGTCCAGCGTGGTGCGCATCCAGCTGGGCAGGTCCGCCTTCTTGAGTTCGGACACCAGCAGTGAACCGGTCTGGCCCAGGAAGGCCTTGTAGGCTTCTTCCGGGTTGTTGCCCAGCGAGCGGTTCTCGAAGCCGGCCAGGATCATGCCGGTCGTCTTGTCGATGATCTTGGCGTAGCCGTAGGCGTCCTCGTCGCTGTACCGGCCGTTGACGGCAAAGCCACCGACCAGGTCGATGCCGCGCGCGCTACCCGTCGCGTATTTGCTGAGGACCCCATAGACCGAGGCCAGGCCGTCCAGGCTGGTCTTGAGCTGCTTTTCGACGGCATCGCTGTGGCGCTGCGTCAGATCGTCATACCAGTCTCCGGCCGCACGGCCGAACAGCTGTTCGGCGGCCTTGTCGTTGCCGACGCCAGCGGTGCTGTAGGCGGCGCCGCCGTGGTTGGGGCCGCGGGAGCCGAAGCCTCCAAACAGGGAGCTGATGGCAATCGCACCCAGCACAAATGGGCTTGCCGCCCCCATCAAGGTTCCGAGCCCCCCCAGAAGGTTGCCTGCCCCAAGTGCCGTGATTCCTGCATCCAGCGTCCCCAGAATGCCCGCCTCACCAAAGATGCCAGCTACGCCTGCGTTCAGGCCCATGCCGAAGGTACCGCCACCGAGCCCCAGCACTCCGGAAGCGCTGCCGGCCTGACTCAGAAAACCTCCACCATTGGCAGCGCCAGATCCGCCCACCCCGAGATTGGCTGTTACGTTACCAAGCATGCCTCGTACCTGTGCAAGCACAGGCACGATAAATGGCCGCGCAAACGCCTTGTACATTTCATCGGCAACCGAAGCCTTGAACGTTGCGCTCAGGTTCTTCGTGAACGTGCGCCAGCCCTCGGTACCGTTGGCCAGCATGTCTGTGAAGCCCTTGCGGAACATCTCGTCCATCTGGTCGACCGACGCCTGGGTCTCCTTTACGCGGGTGCGCTCGGCGACATTCGCCTTGGCCTGATTGGCTGTGGCCGTGGCCTCTTCCCTCAGCCGCCGGGCCTCTTCGGGGTCGGCCCTGTTCCTGGCGTTGATCTCCGCCAGCTTGATCTGCAAATCAAGTTCGATCTTTCGCTGCTCGATCGCAATCGTGCGGTCGCGCTGCGACATGGCGGCGAGCGACTGCTCAAACTGCACTTCATCGTTGGCCACCTGCACGTTTTTCGCGTACTCAGCCACCATGCGCGCAGACTCGTTGTAGCCTTTGACCTTGGCCTGATCACGAATGGCCTTGGCCTCTTCCAACAATGCCTGGGTCGCCCTTCCGGAAAGGTCGATGCCTTGCATCACCATGGCTTGAGCCTCCAGCTGGCTGGCGGCTTCTTCCACTCGTTTTTGACGTAACTCTTCGAGAGCCGCTCCCGTCAGTCCGATTTCCTCGGTTTCACGCTGCGCCAGTCGAATGTTCTCCTGAATGGCGCGGGCTTTGCTCTCATGGGTCTCTATCAGCTTTTCGAGATCGGCGGCGGCCTTAGCAAAATCCAAGGATTCAAGGTCTTGACCAGAAGATTTACCTGCCCCCTGGGATGGCCGCAAAATCGTGGCCTTGCCCACCGGAGCAGCCTTGACCCTAGGAGGTTCTTCCCACGTACGGGGGATCACTTCGGAAGGGGTAGCAGGGCCCGCAAAAGGCGGATTGATGAATCCCCGGCCACCGCCTGTGTCACGTCTGCCTTCCAGTGCCAGTTGCTCCTGCTGCGCCTGCTTGAGTTTGGCAACGTACTTCAGCAAATCGAAGTACGAACTGCGCAGATAGATGTTTTCCGAGGTGGCTGCGCCTCTGGCCTGCAGCGCCTCCAGTTCAGCAGCGGCCTTTGGCAGCTCCTTGGCAAGGTAGGCGGCCCTTTCCCCGTTGGACTGGAAGGCCATGCTGACGTAGTTGAGCCCTACCGCCCGCCCCATCAGGATGGCCAAGCCCTGGTTGACCTGACCGAAGAATCCGGACCCATTGTCCCGTGCCCTGGACATCGCCTCGGAAACGGCATTCATGTCATAAGCGATGCCATTCATGCCGACGGAGATCACCCGGTTCACACCAGAATCACCGACCGCCGCCTTGAACTTGCCCCAGGCATTTTCCATGCGCGTGGCCCCGGCACCCACCCGGTCCGCTGTGCGCTCGGCGCTATTGCCCAAGGTTTGCTGCAGAGCGACGGCAAAGCGCGGCAGGAAGTCATCGGCAAGCACCTGTCCTGCCTGCAGCATCGCCGTGAAACGATCCTTCGTCACGCCGAGTGCCTGGGCCCCGATCTGTGCCGATGCAGGAATGCGGGTCAGCTTCTCGTTGAAATCGGCAACGCTGATCGCACCTCGTCCCATCAGATCAAGCACGCCGGCAAGTGAAGCGCTGCTCTGTTCCGCCGACAAATGCATGGCCACGTTGGCTTTGGCTATGCCAGTGAACAGGGCTCGCACAGGCTCCCCCTCGAGTGCCGTGCCACGCGCCTTGGTGAGAAAGTCGGCATAGGCTTGGCCCGTGGATTCCAGCTGGAGGCCAAGCCGGTCCGCAAGCGCCGTGACATAGGCCATTTCCTGCGCACCCTTGCCACCTGTAGCCAGGTCAAGACGCGCGCGCAGACTCTCCGCAGCTGCACCAGCCTGCTGAAGCTGTCCAGTGAGTGTTTTCAGATCTGCAATGGTCTGCAATGTGGCAGGACCAATGCTTGTGACGGCTGTACTCATGCTGATCTCTGTTCGGTATGCTTGACCGCTTGTGTTTGTCTTGAAAGGCCGGAGCCGAGGCCCCTATGCCTCAGCCCCGGTTGAGCTGGCGCAGCGCCTGCGCCTCCAGTACCTGCAACTGCGCGAAGACCTCGCCGCGCTGCGCAGCGGGCACCGCGTAGCGGCGCATCACGATCTCGGCCCCGGCGTAGTCCAGCCCGTCCCAGTGCCACTGGCCCCAGGGCGTGGCCGTCCTGCGCCACTGGGTGGAGCAGCCGAGGTACACGCTCCAGGCCATCGCATGCTCCGGCCACAGTTCGTAGTCCTCGGGGTGCAGGCGTTGCAGATCGCCGGGCACCATCCGGTCGGGGTCGATCCCCATCTGCGCGCACTGGGCGCGCAGCTCGTCGTCTACGAGATAGCGGTCTGCGCCGTCGAGGCCGAGGTGATGCCGGACAGCGCCACGGAGTTTTTTGTGGCGGCATCCCGCTGGTGCACGTTGAGTCCGTCGAACCAGGCCACGGCCATGGCCTGCTCCAGTCCCGGGTAGGCCTCCTCGGCCGCCAGGCGCTCGTCGCGGCTGTAGGGCACGGGTGTTCCTTCGTCGCCCAGCATCCCCTCCCAGCCCACAACCACTTCGTCGAGCAGCTCAGGGATGGTCATGCGACGTACCTCCTGCGAGCCATCGGGCTGCGTGGCGGGCTTGCCGACGACGATGAGTTCATTGATCTCGTCACGCCGCGCCTTGCCCAGGCGCTTGAACACGACGGCAAAGTGATGGGCTCCGAACCTGCCCTCATCGACGGGCAGGTACAGCGTTGCGGGAACGGAGATGGTGGGCTTGAGCCCGGAAATCTTGACGGCCATGGTGATCCTTGGATGTGTAGTTGTCAGGCAGGGAGGTGACGCGTCAGATCTCGATGGACCACTCGTCGTTGCCCGCGTCGGAGGGAATGAACGACAGAGGGATGGTGATCATCTGCACGCCATCGCTGTCGCTGTAGGTCGGCTTGCCGATCTGGGCGCGTGCGCTCTTGAAACTGACGGTGTTGGTGGCGCCGGGGCCGTGCTTGAGCGTGACGGGCACGATGGCGCTGGCACGCGCCAGGCCGATCCAGTCCTTGGTGGCCACGCTGGTGTTCTCGAAGGTGACGCTGCCCGTGGACTTGCGGTCCGTGATTTCCACGGTGTCCACGTTCATCAGGTCACGCTTGACCACCTGGTTGCCGCACTTGAAGCTGAAGGCGCTGCAGGCCACCGCCAGGCCGTCGAGGGTCAGTTGGGTGTTGGTCTTGTTGACGCCCAGGGGAGCGACGAAGTCGCTGTAGTCCACTGCCGGCAGTGCCTCATCCACGGCGGGGACGAAGGAGCCCGTGAACTCGAACTTCCACTTGGGAATGGCCTTGGCATCGGTGCTGAACTCCACCTCGCCGCGTGCACCATGCATCTTGTAGAGGGTGCCGTCCACGTTGCCGTAGATGGTCACGCTCTGGATGCCGTCGGTCACGGGAGAGAAGACCGTCTTCACGCCAGTCTCGGTGCTGGCGCTGGCAGCACACGCACGCAACAGGTCGGTCACGCCGGGACGCTCACCCGCTGCGGCCACACCCGCGAATTCCACGGAGAACGCCACCTTCTGGTATTCGGTGACCAGGGTGCTGCCGCTGGAGCCGAAGAAGGGACGGATGTTGTTGCGCTCGACCACATCGCCCTCGATGGGGGTGAGGGTCACGTCGCTGACCAGCATGGCATTGGCCGCCAGCGGCACGACGGCCGTGCCGACAACGGTTTCAACCAGGGCCAGGAGGGCCATCTTGCGCATGATCTTTGCTGCCATTTGGAAAATCCTTTGAAGAGATGAGGAGAGGTTTCGCGGCCTTGGGCGCCGTTCTCCAGCGCCGCGGACCACAGGGGTTGCGGGAAAGTTGCGGGTATCCGGTCTAGGCCCGGTTTGGTGGTGTGCAGGTCACAGGTAGCTCCAGGTTCTGAGTTGCAGGACAACGGAGTGGCAACGCACTCCCGCGAAATCCACAGGCTCGGCACGCATGACCTGCACGCCATCGGTGCTGTCGTCGCTGCCTGCCAGGGGACCGGGCTGGCACGCGCCGCCCAGGGTCGGATCGGCTCGCACCAGGGCGCGGAACTGCTCGACCAGGTCGTCCAGCAGCAGTTCGCTGGCCTGGGTGTCCGCGATGGCCAGGTAGCCATGCAGCGTCCACTGGTGCACGCTCACCGTGCGGGCCGTGCTGCTGCCGTGCTCGGCCGTGCTGCTTCTGCGCAGCCACCAACCGCGGACATGGGCCGCGCCTGCTGCAGGCGGCGTGTACGTGAACAGGGCTGCCAGTTCGGCATCGCTGGCGGCATGGCGTTCGCGGTCCTGCACAACGCCGATCTGCGGCACCGAGGCCAGGATGGCCACGATGGCGTTGCGATGCTGGGCCAGTGCATTCATGAGCGCAGCACCGGAAAGGCCGCCGCCACACTCGCCGCAGCCTCGGCCACGATGGGCCGCAGATGAGCGGCAAAGAGCAGGAACAGTTGTGCGATGGCGTACATGGGTCACTCCGTTGGGGGACGCAGAAAAAGATGCGTCGTTGCGATGGAGTGACTGTGCCGAGGCAGGCAAAAATGAATAAGGCCTGCATATGCAGGCCCGGTTTCAGCGTCCACAGGCGCGCGCCTTCTCAGGCGCAGCGGACCTGGATGCCAGGCACATGTGCCTTGGCCCGGCACATCGCAACGGCCAGGCAAGCGCAAACGTCCTGCCGCTCGGGCATGCACAGACGCACGAAAGAGGTGGACGAAAGAGGAGGACGAGAAAGGCTGGGAGAAGACGGAGACGCCCAGGCCGCCTCAGGCCTGCGGCAAAGTCTCTGGAGCGGTGCCGGGCAGCACAGTTCGGGGGCTAGAGTTCTCCGCCGTGCCAGAGGACCCGGCCGCAGATGCGCAGCCGGTTGGCCGCTTCGCCTTCCAGAACCTGGGGCGGATAGGCGGGGTTGTAGCTGACGATGCGCACACCGCCCGTGCTGAAGTCGCGCTCCAGCAGCTTGACGTAGTTCTCACCCTCCAGCTCGATCACATAGACACCATCCTGAGTCAGCGTATCGACCGAGGTGTTGACCAGCAGGATGTCGCCGTCGTTGATGCGGTCCGCCATGGATCTTCCACGGGCACGCACGATCTTGGCGTTGTGCCTGCCCAGTCCCTTGGACTGCAGCCAGGACGAACGGAAGGCGAAGCGGCCTATCACCTCGTCGGGGCCATTGACGGCCCCATGCCCTGCGCTGACGTGCGCATCGAGCATCTCGATCTGCGTGAACTCGTCTTCGGCCGCCCCACCATGCCGAGCCCCAGGCTTCGCTGCACCCGTGCCGTTGAAATACTCCAGCGGCCGGCCCGCTCGCTGCGAGGCCCGCAGCAGTTGCCGTGCTGGCACTTCCCCGCGCTTGCGCCAGGTCCGTACCGTTTCAGGCTGAACCTCCATGCCCGCCATCCAGTCGGGTCCCAAGGCTTCAGCCATGCGCGCCAGTACCTCATCAACGTTGGATGTAAGCGCATCAGTCACAGGTTTTGCAGGCATGGCGAATCTTGACAGTGGTTCGTTATGGACCAAGAATATGGTTCAAATTGAACCGTTTCCTTTTGAACCAAGAGCGTACAGCCAAAATGCATTCCGAACACCATCCGGCACCTGCCTTCCAGGGCTTTCGGCCTGCTGCCCTGCCCCCCACCATCGGCATGCACACGCCCGCGTCAGCCGCCTCGCACCCGCACCATGGCACTTGCAGCGATCTGCTTCCGCCCCTGCTGCAGGACTTCGAGCGCCTGATCGGGCTGCAGCCCACGATGGCCCTGGTGCAACGCTGGGGTGGACTGCGCATCTACGTTCCCACGCCGGACAAGGTCACAGCCGAGCATCCCTATGCGGCCACCATCGGCGTACAAGCCTTGCTCCAGCTCGCCCGTGAGTATGGCGGCCTGCCCCACTTCCAGCTGCCCAGGGCAGCGCGCGCACTGCAGGCACTGCGCAATCAGCGCATCGCTGCAGACTACGCCACGGACAAAACGGCCCGGCAACTGGCTGCCGAGCATGGGATTACGGAAGGCCAGGTGGGGCGCATCGTTGCGGCGCTGGGCGTGACAGCACCGGCCAGGCGGCGGCGCAATCTCGTGGGCTGA